CGCCGCCGCCCCCCCCCCCCCCCCCCCCGTGCCCTGCCCCCTTTCCCGCCACAGCGGCGCGGCTGCTATGTCGGCTATGGGTAGGGCGATGTCCTCAATCCTCGTCTTCAGTCGTGCGTCAGAGCTTGTCGAGATGTTCGATGCCGTAACCACGCCCGCGAAAGTGACGGCGTTTGTGGCGAGGTTTATCTCCATAAGGCTGCCGCCGTGGTCAAATGTCACCGTGTCGGGCGCGCCTTTCTTTGTACGTAATATGTTGAAATATGTGTTGCGCTTGTAGAACATCACCCCGTAAGCGTTAGCCGCAGGGGTAGAGCCACGGTAGTTAAATAGGAACGACATCGCATAGCTGTTTATAATCGCGTCACTGAAAGTCTTTCTTCCGCTGACGGTCTGCGCCGTGTTGAGGGTAACATAGTTGGCAAGCGACTGATGCGATGTGAGGAATCCCGAGTCATTCGTAAGATGTGATGTCTTTGTCGGTATGTTCACAATGTTGCCGACACCCGGCTCGTCTTCGTCGTGCATCACGTTAAATTGCACACCGCCATCGGGGAACTTGCCCGCCATGAAAGCCACGCCCGAATTGAAACGCTCCACGGTCGGGTAGTCCGCTGCATCCATCGTAGCCATTGTACCAAAACGCCCACGGTCGCAATACTGGAGGTTGGATGCCCCGCTGCCATATTGCCCGTTCCAATAGGCGATAGTGTTGATTGTCGCAATCTGCCCCGATGTCCCGCCCCATCCGAGGTTGGTGACGGAAGAGAGTGTATGTTTCGTAGCCACTGAACCATCCGCCATGAGGAACTGCGAGGCGGTGCCGCCCGACTTGATAATCGAGGTCGCGGTGAAAGAGTTGCGTGCCACGATTCTGCCCGACTTGTAGAAGTCAAGCGAGTTTTTGAGCCAAGAACCGCTTGCACCGAGAATCTCGATGGCTGCAACCCTTTCTGTGTCGCTGTCGCCGAATGAGTAAAATGTCAGACCGCAGGCTTTGTCCTGTCTTACCGCCAACGCACCGTTGTTAAACGTCTTTCCTCCGCTGATTCTTTGTGCCGTGTTGGTTGTCACATAGTTCGCAAGCGACTGATGCTGTACAAGCGGCGTGATGGAAGTGCCGTTGATGGTGATTGTGCCGTTGGTTATCTTGGTGTTACCATCATGCAACACTTTACGCCATGCCCGCCAGTCTGCGCCGTTTGCGGTGCGTATAAAGAGGTCAGAATCCGTAAGTGAATTTTGATACGGCATCGCTATCTGAGTGCGGAAACCACTGCTTGTGTAGCTGCCTAAATTTATCACCGACCAGTAGTTCGCATAACCCGATATAAGATTCTCATTCTCAATATTGATGAACTGAGGATTAAGGTTAGTGCCATTGGTGTATGCCACCGTCCGCTTTGACCACGGCACGAGACTGTTAAGAGCCGTCACGGGCGCATACTGCGTGTGGGTATGATTAGACGGTGACGCGCCTATCTTTGTAGCCGTGATGTCGATTTCCGCAGCCTCCGTCTTGGGGTTGTATGTCAGCAGCGACGTGCCGTTGCCCTTTATCGTCAGCGCGTGGATGGACTGGTGTGACGTGATGGGCGTTATCGTCTTGCCCCCCAGCGTAATCACCCCGTTCTCTATCTTCGCGTCCGTGATGCCGTAGCCCGCGAGGGTCGTTGGTTTCCCGCTCGTTATCTTCTCCCAGCTCAAATCAGGGATATCGGTGGCACTGAGATTCACCACCAGTGTCTCTCCACTCATCTTCAAGCCGCCGAACACGCCCACCTTGACACCACCCTTGACCGATGCCGAGGCTGTCGGAAGGGAGTAGGGTGCATGGGTGCTGATAACACCGTTGGTGATGGTGATGTTTGCCCCTATCTTAACTCCGCCGAGTGTGTCAGCCGATGCTGTCGGCAGCGTGTAATTTTGCAGTCCCGTCAGTTTCAGTTTCAGTGCGTCGGTGAAATCGTTAGATGACAGACCCTTACCGTGTTCCTTGTCAACCTTGTTGCTCAAAAGGTTGGCGAGCGTGTCAGCCTCGGTGTACGTGTCGAGGAAAGCCACGACCTCCTCCCACTTGTTGATAATCGTGTCGGAGTCTTCTCCAAGTATGGCGTTTAGCTTCGTAGCGGTCTGATTCCATAAAAGTTTTTCCGCGCCTGCAACGTGGTTCGTTGTGTTGTTAAGGTGGTTTTCAAGCGTTGCCGCGCTCGCCACGTCCGCGATGTTGATGGTCGCGTCGGCGTTCGGCTTGTATGTGCCGACCGTTGTGCCGTTCTTCTGTATGGTGAGCGTGTGCAGGCTTGATGATGTCAGATATCCCTTGCCTGTCACCCATGTCTGCGTGGCATAGCCGCTCAATGATGGTATGTCGCTTTTCTTGGCGTAGTTGTTCGTCGTGAGGTAGTCCGCAAGCTGCGACTCGTCAAGACCGCCGCCCGAAGCCATGTCGTTCAACTCATCCACCGCCACCATGTCCGTGCCGTCCCAACGGTAGAACTCCGATGCTTGTAGGTTGTAATACAGCACGTCTGAGCGCGGTGTCCATCCGCGTGTGGCTGTCAGCACCGACCCCATGCCTTCAGCACCGACCCAGTTGGTGAAGATGCCGTCGCTGTTTGTTATTGACGGGCGAATAGGATAACCTGACATGGCTACAAGCGTCTTGCTTACCGTGTCATACAGCACCGTGGGCGTACCACCGAGGGACTGCGGCAACAGAGGCTCGTCAAAATCAAGCGTGACAAAACGGCTTATATAAACGATTATCGGCGAGTTATATATCTGCGGCTTTGTGTAGTAGTCATTGAGCGTCACATCGGTGACGTAATTTCCCTTTGGCTGGAATCTCTCGTCAGCCTGTGTCTTTGAGTAGTACCCCGACAGGCTTGCGGAGGTAAGGTATTGGGAATGTGTATGTGTAGTTATATTGCCCGTCAGCACACCCTCGACCATCGCTTTTGTTATTCCGCTGAGATAGCTCGCGCCATAGGTGACGGTCAGTGTCTTCTTGTCATTGGAGAGTGATACATCCGTGACCGCGTTGCCTGTGCCTGCCTCCGCAAGGGTCAGCTCGTCAAGGTAGTTCTTGCCTTCAAGGGCGGAAATACGGGTGTGGAGCGACTTGCCGAGTACCGCGCCGAGCGCGTCAGTGGTCGATGGCGTTGCCGCCCATGTGCTGTCAGTGTAAAGCCCGAACACGGAGCCACCGCCACCCGACGAGCTGCCTATGCCCTTTGCCGACACCCCGCCGAGAGAGAAGAATGTCTTCTTCGCCATGATGGTCTGCGCCTGTGCCACCTGATTCCACTGAAGCTCCTTGCCGTTTGCATCGGCTGGCGAAACCAACGACGTGACAGCCGTGATAAAGTTCGCCACGTCGGTGAGTGTGCGCTTCACGCCGTCATCGCCCGTCACGTCAATGGTCACGCCCGCGCCTATCGTGAGCGCACCGAGCGGAGTCCACTTGATGCCGTTTTCGTTGCCGAGCCAGCCCGAGCCGTCAGCCTTGAAGCCGATGTTGCCGTTGGCGAAATATGCAGAGCCATCCATGCGCACAAGCGATGTGGCGGCAAGGGGTGCAATTTTACCTGACTCCGTTTTCAGTTCATCATACGTCTTGCGTGTATCGTCAGCTTTGAAAAGGTCGAGCATGTCACCACCCCACCAAGAACCTATCGTGCGTCCATCGAGTTTCGGCACATAGATGCCGTTGGTTCCGGCGAGCGTGTGGCGCACATTGTTGCTGTCCGTGTAGCCAAGGGCGATGAGCGAGGTCAGAAGCAGACCGTGGTCTGCTACCGTGCCCTGCTTGGCAAGTGCCTCCTTGAGATAGCTGTATGTATCAAGCTCATTGTTTACATCCGTAGCGTCTGAAAGCACAGGTACGCGCACACGGTCAATCACTTTGCTTCCGTCTTTCAGCTCAAACTCGATGCTTTCCGTTGTGGCAAGCACCGCTATGGACCCGCTTGTACCTGCGGCATGTATAAGGATTCCCCCCGCACCGTCGGGCGTACGGACATAAGACAGGGTGTGGTCTGAGGTCAACGCATACGCCGAGCTGCCCGTCACCTTATACACCGAACATGTAACCCCTGTAACCGAGAGTGTCCCGTCAAGTTTCTTCGTGATGCTGTCCACGCTCGGAATCAACACATAGGTCTTCGCCGGGTCGCCATCCTTTAACCCCGCTATCGTGATATACCCCCTGCCTATCAGCTGTCCGCCCATTTCCGTAAATCTTAATCGTGTTATTTCTTAGTCACCTCGCACCATATCGTCGCCCTCACATCCACGTCGGCTGCCGCTACGGTAATCGGATTACCTGTAATCGTTGTGGTCGTCTTGCCGCTCCAGTTAGTTGCGGTGCCGTTCTTGTTGTATTTTGTCCATGTGTAGACAAACTGCCGTGATGCCTCCACGGTGTTCTGGTCTTCTATCTTGTTGCCGTCAAGCCACACCTCGGCAAATACCTGCGTCGAACCCGTGCCGTTCACAATCTTGTCGCCCGTGGTAGAGCGAACATATACCACATACGGGTCTGTGGCATCCATGATGGTCTGATAACCATAGAACACCTCCGATGTATTCTCCGTGTCGGTGAACTTGGCGCGGAACGTCTGGAAATTTAGCACGTCATCGGCATGTACCGTCAGTGTCGACACTCCGCCGGATGTGCTTACACCCGATGTGACCGCTTTCCATGTACCGTCACTAATATCAAGCCGTTCCCATGATGCCGTAACCGTCGTGTCCTGCGTCGCACCCCTGTATAGCTTTGCGACGATTGAAAGCTGCGTTAGTGCGTTACCCTTATCGAATGTATCTCCATTCGGAAGCTCGAACACGACAAGCCCCGCCGCGCCACCGCTTTGGCTCAGTGCGAGCGTCTTGTAGCCGTTGACATGAGTGACCGCCCCCGTGTCGGGGTCGTTGTAGTCGCATTCCCACTCTATGTTGAGATATTTCAGTGCGGTCGGTATATTCGCTTTTATTGTCAACACATTGGCTGATGCCGTGTAGTTGCCGGTCGTCCCGGCAGCCGTACCGTTGACTTTCCACACCCAGCCCGTACATGCCGGCGTAGGTGCCTGGTCTGCGCCCAATCCGGTCACATATACCTTTGCCGTCACGGTCTGCGGATTGCTCGCCGAGTAAGAGGGTGTATAGACCTTTGTGTCGGGGTTATATATCTGCGTCTCGCCTAATGACGTTGACGTGTATGCCTGTACCGCCTTGCCGTCGTTTAGGTCGACGATGGTTATCTGCCCGCTTGCTATTTTCTTCCCTGCCATTGTTATTCGGTTTTTATATGTTATTCCTGTTCATTTTCCATCTCATTTTCAAGCCAAGTGCCGCTTATGTCAACTTCGCACAAAAACACCGCATTGCGGTCTACATCCTCGTCGGTGACGGTGCATTGGTTGCCGATGCCTTCATGCAGCCTGTTCCATATCTTGTCTCCTGTGGTGTCGCTTGATGTACGCTTCCAAGAGAAGCGACCCTCGTAGATGCGGTCGGTCACATCCTCGTTGCGGAAATATACATGGGCCGTCATCACGCGCTGCCCCTCGCCATTGAGAAGCACGTTGCCCTTGTCGGTGAGTATCTGCACCGTCACCGCCGACTGCTCGGCGTTTTCTATGATATCACCCAGTGTTATGTCTCCGATTGAAGAGCCGATGTTAAGCGAGACGTTGTGGAGGTTGAATTTCCCGTTTATATATTCAATATACGAGCCATCTCCCGCACCGCTGTACGGCACAAGGTCTTTATTGCCCACAAACCATCGGCTTTCGCCTGCCTGCTTGCCGACAAAATAATACTCCACTCCTGCGGCGTTGACGGAGTTAAGGGATTCTATATAGCGTTCATATCCCCCGCCCACGACGTCGCGCACCTTGACGTACTGACGTGTCTTGTCGGTATAGTTGCCGAAGTGGATTATGTTGTCGCCCTCGGCGGGAATACCCGTGCCGTTCACATCGGTTTTGGAAAGTATGATATTATCAATCCCGACAGCAACAACCCTACGCTTGTAGAATTTCAAGTCTGCGTTTTCCGCAGTCCACTGATTACAGAACGCCACATCATCTACGTGGAAGAGATTCGCTACAGAGCCGTTCTTTTGGTCGAAGTAGCAGACATATCCGTTGTCTGCCTCAACCACACGTGTCACACCGTTGATATAAGCCGCAGTGTCAATCTCCATGCCGCCGCGTCCCTCGGCTTGATTGATGACAAGCGTATTCACACTCATATCCTGCCTTACGCTCAGGCGGTCGGTTTCTAATACCCAGTTCCCGTTCTCGTCCTTATAGAATCCCCATCCGGCACCACCCACAAGTCCTGCGCGGAAATCTCCGCTTGTCAGTAGAGAAAAGAATTGGGTAGGGGAGAGGCTTCGGTCTGATATGCCGTCCTTGCGCAGATACAGCTTGTCGCCAACGGCGCGGACTATCTGCTCCACATTGCTTATCGCTCCCACTTGCCGTTGCAAGGCACTTATCTCCCCTTGCATCATCGACACGGGGTTAGCCGAAGTCGTGTACTCGTTGCCAAGCACAATCTCCACATCGGGGTTCAGTGCCGCGTCGTTGCTTGTCGGTTCTCGGTAGGTATAGGTGATGGATTGCAGATACAGCGTCTCGCAGGCTTTTCCAGCTTCGTTGAAGAATCGTTTGTCAAAAAGCCGCAGGGAGTTGCCGACACGGAGCTGATTGATAAGGGCGTTTGGCTTTCCCTCGTTGCTGAGCCTCACGCGGTCGGTTGTCACCACCGCCGTAGGCTTGATTTCTTTTACCTCGCCGAGCTGGTCTTTCTTCCAATCGTCAAGGCGTATCTCCGCATCGACAACGTATGGCACGTGCGTCATTTCCGTGCCGATGAACACGAATCTATCTCCGGCTTTGCCCTGTTTCTGTGTCGAGGGTACATATAGCCCAGTTGCTTCGAGTTCTGCGTCGCTCTTTGCGAGCTTTATGCGCCAGTGGCTCTGTGCCCCATTAAAAAATTTACTTGCATCGGGAACGGGGAAGTCCACTATGGTAAACTCGTAGTCCTCACTAAGGGCGAGGTCACCCGAAGTGAACACCACTTTCGCCGTATTCCCCTCTCGGTCGCCAAGTACAGGTTTCCACACTCTTTCGGAGTACTCCGAATCGGTCTCGCTGTCGAGCCGTGCGGAATTCCATATATTTTTGACCCATATATCAAATGTACCTTTCCATCCGCTATCCTGCAACGAAGCGGTCTGTTTCTTCGGCGATTCATAACCTACGGTAATCCAACCCTCTTTAGGAAGATGAATATTGGGATCAAGAACAAGTTCTACCTCAAATGTCGCCCTCCATTTCCATCTACCGGCAGGAATACCACTTCCCGGATGCTCCACACCTGTAATCGCGTTTATGGCGATTATCTCGGGTGAATCCGATACCACAAGCAGGTCGGTTACATCCTTGTCGCCCCCGGTGATACCTTTGGTATAATGTGCGTTTTTTGAATATGCTCCCGTGACAATATTGGCGGTCTGACCGTCAGGGACATCAAACGGGGGGAACTCCACCATTATCGCCCTCCTTGTTGTCATCGACGTTAGTTTCACGGTAGTTGTCGCCCCCTTGATATCGGATATTTTCGCGTCATTCTCCGTACTTTCCGCCACATCGTCGCTCTCTATCTGCTCCACCGCTACGGCTATGTCAAGCCCCGTGCCTTGCAGAGTAGGGTAGATGTCCTCGTTGTTGTCGAGCGTGTCGGGAAGCGGTCCGTACTTGTCAATCGACGAGCCTTTCTTCACATAAGGCGAATAGCCGGGAAGTATCTCTACCTGCTTGTCGCCCTCGGTCGGATTGATGGTGATTTCATCCGCTACAAACTCTACCGGGGCAAATTTTGTGTCAGTGTAGCCTTTGCGGTAAGCCCACGGGGCATAGGCGTTAGACTCGCCTACCGCCGCATAGCCGGGGTATTTGGATATATGCGCCGCTTTCCATCCCTGCACGTATGAGCGGAATGTCGCGGGCATGAGGTTGGGAAAGTAGATGTTGGCAAGCTCCTCCACCCAATCGGGGTCGGGCTTGAAATCGGGGTTATTATCGTCTTTTGCTTTGAAGTAACGGAGAGGAATGTTTGTATCGCCTCCACGTCCTTTGAGCATGTTGCGGATTTCCTCGCTCTGCACCTGGCGCTCCACTTTCAGCAGACCGCCCTCGAAGCCATACTCAAAGATATGGTCTACCTCCGTGGTCGGATAGCCTACGCGGATAACGTAACGCTCGCCGCCCTTGACGGTGTTGCTGTTGTCCGAAGCGGCTTTAATCTCCCACCTCACACCATACTTGTCATGGAAAGCGTCAATAAGCACGTTCCATATCTTCGTGTGGCTTATGGTTATGATTGTCGCCTCCTGCTTGTATTGCCATGCCGGATTAAGGTCAATCGTTATTGTATCGCCATAGTAGTATTCAAGCACCTGCCCGAACAACTCACAGAAGTCACCGAGATTGAGCTGAACCGTCGCAACCTCCTCGTCGGGCAGATACGTTCCTGCCGCTATCTGCTGAATGGTGACGAACGGCCAACGCTTCAACTGATAGATAGCCCAGTGCTGAAACGTGAGGTCTATCGTGGATTTCAGGCTTGTGTTCTCCTTCGACCCCTGCGGAATACGCAGAGGCATGATGTATTTCTCACCCTGAAACTCAACCTCCCAATCCTGCGAGAAATCCGGCACTATCTCGTCGTCTATCTTTACCTGCGTTGTGATGGTCTTCTCACCCATGTCGGCTATATTTGCTGTTGCTTGGGTGAGAGTGGCGTATTGCTTCCCGTCAATCTTCGGGAAGTTAAGCTCTTTAATATCGAGTATCAAACTTTTTCATAAGGCAAAGGCTCTTGGCTCAGAAGTTAAACTGATAAGTTGAAATCACATTTCGTAGGGTCGCTCACGTGGATTGTAAACTCTACCTCGGCGAAGTCGTAACCATTCTTGCTCCGTTTCATCTCCTTTGGCTCGGCGATAGGCTCGGGCAGACCGACAATCTTCACGCGCTTGAAGTCGTTGTAGAAAGTCACCTCCTTGTAGGTGCGTATATCGCTGTTTGCAGGCTGCGTATAGAGTTTGGCGTTGAACGCCGCCACTATCGCGTTTACGTTGGCGAGATTGGTATTCTGTCCGTCAATGATAAAGCGTACTTTATAGTCGAAAGCGTCCTGCACCGTGCGCGGGTCGGTGTTCTCCCCTGCTTTCTCAGCGTAGCTCGACGCATCGCGCTTCTTTATCGGTGCCTCCGTGCGGTTGTCGGCCTCTAAATAAATCAGCTTGTGCGCGGCAAAGGTGTCTTCTATCGCGCCGTCGCCTATTTTTATGCGCACGTTTATCATGGCTCAATCAGCTTTATGGTTTTGCGTTTGAAATTGCAGTTGTCGGTCTTTGCGCCTACCACCTTGCAGTACTCGGCGATATACAGAGGCACGTTGATTGCAGGGGTGTTTTTCTGCTCACACTCCACGCGCATCCTGCACCCGTTGGCGAAATACAGCATCGGGATTACGGCGTTGTCATAGTCCATCGCTACACGGATTGTTCCCTTGCAGTCATGGAAGATATAGGTCTGCAACTTGTCAAATGCCTCGCCATCGAAAGTTCTGCCTATGAACACGCCTTTGTCCTCGATGTCCGAGAACTCGCGGCGCAGAAGTTTGAGACTCGGAAAGCCACGCTCCATGCACCAGTCCGGGTTCTGAACATAATAGCCTATCAGTTCCTCGCGGTCATATCCGCGCATAAGCCCGTAGCCCTCCGCGCAGATTCCTCCGCGCCGCGCATCCTCCATAAGCGTTTCTTTCAGCTGTATTTCTTTCATATTGCAAAGTTAATGCAAACAAATATATTCTGCAATAGAATCTATAATATAACTTTAGTTTTGCAAACTACTGATTTAAGAACACGTTCAACCCCTTTGTTGAGCCTTTTACCTTGAACGTGCTCGCCATCTTCTCGCAAGCGATAGCCGCTCTTTCGCACCGTACTACGGTTTCTGCCGTGTTCCGTGCAATAGCTTGGTAGTTATCCATAGCCTGCTGCTGCCAGTCAGTCCATCCCGCAGAAGTTGTCTGGGGGATAGCGGATGCCCCTCTGCCCTCCATAAGCGCAACCACCCTCGCAAGGTTCTCGTCAATGCGTGGAATCGGGGAGACGTAATACATTAACGTGTTGCCTATCGCCGCCACGTTGTTTATCTCCTCGCTCGTCGCCCCGGCTACGCTCTTGGCTATCCCCGTGTACTCGCTGTCCGTGTCGCCGATAAGCTGCTTCATGTCATACCCCCGTGCCTCTAATGCTTTCCACAGCACCTCCATGCCGTTGTTGGCCTGCGTCAGAGCCGAGTCCATACCGTTCACAAGAGAATCAATCGCGCCCTCCACATCATTCTTGGCAAGCATCTTCTCCATGCTGTCCCAAACCGGAGTCAGCGCATTCTCTATAACCCTTGCGGCGGCTCCCTCTACCAACATGTTCTTTACCATGTCGGCATAGTCGCCCTTGATGGCTGCAAAGGTATCGCTCATAGAGGCCCTCGCGTCAATCCACGACTTCGCCATCTGCCGGGCAACGTCTGTGCGGCTCTGTCCCGTGAAGTGCGCCACAAGGTCATCCTGCAACTCCTTTATCTTGTCTGCCGTCTCACGGGCTTGCTCCTCATACTCCTTGATTTTATCCTTGTCTTTCTTCTTGCCCTTGCTACGCTCCGCCTCGGCTTGTTTCAGATAGGCCGTCTGCTGAGCCTGCAAATTCTTTATCTGTTGCTGATAGTTGTTTACATAGTCCGTGCCGAATACCTTGTCAGCCGCCTTTTCAAGCCGTCCGTAGGTATATTCGAGTTGATCGAGAAGATTCTGCTGACGCTCTATCTCCTTGTTCGCCTTGCGCACTTTCGCCGCTCCTATACCAAACGACAAAGCGGAAATCACAGCCAGCACCGCCGCAGCAATAGCCATCCACGGATTCGACTCAGTAACCACGTTGTAGAGCATCTGAGCGGCGGTTACAATGCCTATAAGGTTGCTCATTTGCTGCAAGCCCTCTATGGCGGAATCAAACACAAGCCCTGCCGCAGAATCCTCCGCTATGCCGAGGAACGCCTTAATGTCGCCAAGCGTCCCCGCGAGTTGGTCTGCCGCCTGCCCTGCCTTTTGCAAGTCTTTCACAAACTTGGTTGTGGCTTTCTTCTGCTTGTCCTGCTCGCCCGTGACTTTATGCTCGGCTTTCTTTACCTTGTTTGCCGCTTTTGCTTTTGCCTGTTCTGCTTTCTCTACATTTGCGAGAGCTGTATTCAACCGCAATTGCGCCGCTATAATCTGATTCTCGGTTGCAAGTTCATTGTTTTTAAGGTCGTTCAAGGCTCGCTGTGCCTCCACTTTCTCATCCTCCGCTAAAGCGATATTCTCGTCAAGCTGAGGAAGCTGTGCCTGATACTCGGCCTCGGCTGCCGTGAGTTCCTGCTTGGCAATTTTGAGATTCTTGATTGAAGCGATGTAGTCGTTGACTGACTGAATCATATCATTGCCGAAACCTCTTCCGCTTATCTGCTCGTCAATATCCTCCATAGCCTTGACAAGCGTTTTCATGTTCTCTGGCGAAAGGTTCTGATTGGTGTCTATCAACGCTTGCATTTCAGCGCGCAGACGTTTGAGCGAGCTTGTGGCTACATTGTCAAGATTCTCAAATATCTTGATGTAGTCCTCGCTCTTGGTGAACTCCTCGAAGTTTACCTTTGCCAAGTCCTCGTCTTGCTTTCTCTGACTTTGAGCCGCGAGGCGGTCTTTCTCCTCCTGCGGAAGATTCGACTTGTATATCTCGGCTCTGCGCTGTGTTTCGCGGTTGATTATGTCCGTCCGCTGCTCCTCATAATCTTTAGCTTTTGCAAGTTCTTTCTCCCATGTGGTGATATTGGAAGCGGCTATTTTCTGACCCTCCTTGACTATGTTTTCTGCCGTGCTGCGATTCTTCTCAATGATTTGGTCTTGATACTTGTCGTATATGTCGGCAAGGGCCTTGTAGTTGATGCGCTGGTTCGTCATGTCAAATACGGGAGAAAGGTCGATTTCGACATCTTTGTTCCCACTCTTGAACACCTCCCGAATCTGCCTTACGGTATCCTCAAACAGTTCTTCTCCTGTTGAGCCATAGATACTCAGCGATACCTTGGCGGCCAAGTCATAGTCCCCCGTCATCCCAAGTATCTTCTCATAGAACTCCTTCGCCGTCTTGGTGCGCGAGATGCGGTCGGCAAGGCGTTTCAGCTCGGCTTCGATATTCTTTTGGGATTCGTCGATGTCAACCTTTTCGATAGTCCACCGTAGCTCCTTGAGGTCTTTGTCAAGCGCCGGGAACACTTTTTTTGGCAAAGCAGCCATTTTGTTGTAAAGCACCTCCAGTGCCGCTGTGAGGTCTTTTGCATCGGTTGGCAGGTCAATGTTGTACTTCGACTTGAACATATCAAGCGTATCACCTGCCATGCGACGCATATCCGCAGCGGCTTTTGTCGCTCCCTCTTGATTTTCAAGCTGCTTATACTCATTGTATAGTTTTTGAACAAGCGAGATTTCCTCTTTCAGATTTTGCAGGCGGGGGTCGGATTGGCGACCGCTGCCACGTCCTTTCTCAAACACAGGCATATCACCCAATATCTTTTCCAAATCTTTGAGTTGCAGTTTGGCTTCATCTATTAGGTTTTGCAAGTTTTGTTCCTCGGTCTTATTGCGGAATAAGCGAGCCAATATCATTGCGGCAGTCCACGCCTTGATATTCTTTTTAATAAGTTCGACTTCATCCGAAAGCCTTTTGCGATACGCCTCCATATCCTCATCCGCGTTCATGCGGAATCGGCGCATATTCTTGGCGTAGGCTTTTGTATAATCGACAATAGAATCAAAGCGTTGACGCATCAGCTTGACAACAGAATCAGACGGGGCTAAATCCTCGTACTTCTTCTTTAGGTGTTCAAGCAACTGCGGCAGTATATTGATTTTCCTTGCGCGTTCTTCAAGTTTCTCTATCTCATCGCCAATTTCATTATAGCGAGTTTTTGCATTTTGGATTACCTCATCATTGTCTCCCTTGCCTTTAGATTCCTCCGCTTTAATCTGTTTACGATAAGCCTCTCGCTGTGCGACAAGTGCGTCAAGTTGTTTCTGTAATTCTGCCAATAGCTTCTGTGATTCCTCATTTACCTTTTCAACCATAGGGTCAAAATTTATAGAGGAAGTGAGCTGTGGCATATTCTCATCCACATTATCTATAAGCGAAGTCCATCCGTCATTAAATGCTATTCCGGCAGCGTTGAAAGCCTCCTTTATGGTAGGTATCATCGCGTCCTTGATTTCAAGGTTGGCTTCCTGTTGTGAATACAACAAAGGGTTATCCTCCTGCTTGATAACTTTGCCATTCAACTTTAACCCGTCTTGAGTTATCTTATCTACGGCTTCACTATAAGATTTGGCGTATTCACCCATCGCCATTGAAGCTGAATCGTAAGTCTTAGATAAAGCGTCAATTTGTCTTTCTTGCTCACGGATAAGCGTTGTCATGCGAGAAACATCTGCATGGTCGTGGGCGAACAAAGTCCAAACCGAGCCTATATCATGCGCAAACTGTAAGTCCGCGCCCATTGCCGAGACAGTCATATTGATAAGTTCCGACACGGATTTACCCGCAGATTTTGAGGCATCCTTGACGATTTCTGTATATTTCTCCCAAAACGCCGCCAACTGTTCTGCTGAATACTTATTTTTTAATTGGTCGTTGACCTTGCGTTGTATTTTCAGTATCTCTGAGGCATAAGTATTGATAATCTCGTCAGTTTGTTTCTGCTTCATACGCTCTGCAATATATCTGCGTATGCTTGCGGTCAGCAACTCGTAGTTGCCGTTCATCTGTTTAAGATTCTCAATAGTCAGTTGCTCTTGGGGTATGATTTCTTTATAGGTGCGTTTCAGTTCCTCTAAGGCGGCTTGTTGCTCCTTATAGGTCGAAGATGCGCTAACTGCGATATTGGCAAGTCGCTCAAAATTACGGACTGATTTATCCTGCTCCTGTATGCTCTCGGTTTCGATGTTGTCTAATGATTCTTTGAGCTGTTCCGCAGCGGATTTCGAGAAAAGCAATCTATCAATTAATAAGGCAAGACCTATTATCAACGCTCCGATTCCCGTTGTAGCTATTGCGGCTTTCAAGCCATGCAAGGCTCTTGAAAACACCCATGTTGCAGTAGAGGCTTTTTGTGCGCTTACGCCGCTTGCCAATAATACACGGTTGAAATTGCGGACGTGCATACTCTGCGCCATTACCGTTTTGAGGTGCATTTGGCGCAGGACAATATCTTTCTTTTCCCAAACGGTTGCTAATGCAGTTGCTTTGGTTGATGCGATGACAGCCAATCTATAAACAGCAAAGGCTATCCCTGCTTCCGTGGCGATTCGTGCTACATCCCGCCAATTCTTCATTAAATCGGTTAAGGCTTGAATAGCGGCTTTCATGCCAGCATTAACCGAACTTGTATTGCCGATTTCATCATACATGACAGCGGCTGCATCCCCTAACTTAGCCCAAAGTCCATAGAGAGTATTGCCCTGTTTCTCTTGCATTTCGTAGAACATACCTCCGGCAGAAGTCATATCTTTGAAGATTTCCTCAACCATTTCAAAGCCGACCATGCCCTTTTCTACCATTTTAAGGACTTGTGATGCCGTAACTAACTGCCCGTTAAGTTCGGAATATTTCTTCGCAAGCAATTCAACCAATGGGATTCCTGCCTCAGTCGCCTGACGGATTTCCGAACTGAACAATGCGCCACGAGCGCGGACTTGGCCGAAAAACAGCGTAATACGCTGTAAATCAACACCTAAGCCCACACTAATATCAGTAAGCATTTTAGTAGTATCAAACAGCTTTTCTGTTTCAATTCTATATGCCGCTATCTGCTTAGTGTATTTCGTCAAGTCGAGAATCGACACCGGGGATTTGAGCGCAAAGGCTTTAATCTCCGAAAAGAGAGCGTTTGCCCTCGTCTGGTCTTGAATAATCGCGCCGAGCGACACCCTTTGCAGTTCAAACTGCGCCGTTACTTCTCTGACGCTTGTGAGGAAATTCCCGGCATAAGAGAATGAAGCATACACAGCCATTCTCTTAATCAGACGAGATACATAGGAATGTTGCTCGTTGATTTTCTTAGAAGTGTTCGATAGAGCCTCTGCGTGTTTTTGTTCGGCAAGCGCAACCCTTCGCTTAGAAACCTCTAATCGCTCGTTTGCTTGGCGGTATTTTTCTGCCATGTGTGCCGCCTCCGCATTGGCTTTATTTGCGAGAGCCTGCTGTAGTTCCGGCGTTTGGATTTTAGAGTATTTCTGAACTTTCTCCATCGCTTTGGCAAGTTCTTTGAGTTCACGAACTAAATCCTTTATAGCCGTTTTATTTTCGGGAGTAAGAGGCTCTATTTTTAATTCCGCAAGGCGACGTTTTACATCGTCGAGGTTATTGAGATTTTTGGTGCTGAAACCGAGATTGACAGTTATGGCTCGCTTTGCCAACAGTTTTTCCAACTTGTCGGCATAAGTGCTATTCCATTCCTGCCCTGCTTTTTTAACGGCTTCCTCCAAATCGAAGCCTATTGGGAATATCAAATTATCAGCCATCGCCTTAAACAATAAAAGCCGAGTCCGCACAAAGCGGCATCGGCTCTCGGCTCTCGGCTTGGATTAATATGTCAGTTAAAGAGAAAAAGCCACTATCCCGGTTAAGGTTAGTGGCTCTCGGCTCTATCGTATCGCAAAATTACTAAAAATTACAGCACAAAGCAATAGTTGAATATATTTCACAGACATCAAGGTTGAATCTTGCCTCGACACTTCGGACACCCTTTGCCTTTCATTAGGCTATTGCCTGTTGGTCTCCATACATGACCACACACCTCGCATTTACACTCAATATTATCAGCCATCTTTGAGAACTGCGTTAGGAGTTTTATATACGGGAATCTTGCATGAACTTCATCCTCAAAATCTTTAGGATGTTTCTTGCCGTAGCGTTGACAATAGACGCATCCTGTACCTCTTGAACGTACCTCTACCTTTTGTCTATAAGGTGGATGGTTAGGATTCGGACATTTCCATAGTGCTTCATAGTCCGATTTAAGGGTAATTTCTGACGGAGTTTTGTCATTCTCCGCACACCATTCGGCGGCAAGTGCTGGATTTAGGGTAGCCAAACTTGTATCGGGAGAAACTTGTTTGCCATGACATACAGCGCAGCCCGTTCCCCTAACTCGTTGCTGTATCAGAGCCAAATAGCTATGATTGCATCCATTGTTACAGTGCCACCAAAACTTCTTTTTAGAGGATAATCCAATAGTTTCAGGCGTAAAACCACTATCCTTGTTTAACTCATAGTCCCATTCTGCTGCAATATCAGGGCGTAAAACGGCAAGGCTTTCCGATGGATGAAATTTTTGATGGGCGCAGTAGGGACAACGGTTTCCTGCAAGATGTTCAGTCGGTTGTTGGTTGAAAACTCCGTGTTTAGGGCATATTATATCAACCTTTGTGTGGCAGTCGATATACTTTACCAAATGATACTGATATTTGTCGCCGTGTACTTTCCGCGCTTCTGTAATCCATTCTTCTGTTGTGTATTGATACCTTTTTGCACATCTACTACACCCATATCCCAACGATATTGATTTTACGGGACTTCTCCACTTATGGGAGGAAACCGTGGGGCATATCCAATTCATTACTTTGTCAGAGAATGGTGTAACCATTTCGGGTGTTAGCGGAGCATTGGCTTCATAATCCCAAAGAGCTACGGGAGCTATTCCGGCTCTACGTTTCTGTTCCTCTGATGCGGCAAAGCTCTTTTCATAGGGCAGACAGTCCAATGTTGCCCTCACGTCGTTAAGCTCCGAGCCAAAATCCACCTTAATATCTTTTGATGATATTTCAGCGAGTAACACTTCTAATTTTGCCTCCAAATCCTCATATTCGGGAGTTTGTTTTACTTTTATGACTACAGACCCCGGCACTTGAATGTCGGGACAATTATCCTCCCTAAAACGATATAATGTAATGCCGTTTTTAATCAGGCGTTTGGTCTTGGCAATATCTTTCGATAGCTTTTTCTCGTTATGGAAACGCTGTCCGTCATACTCAAATCCGATATTCAATGACGGCACGAATACATCTACCTCGTCTTTCCCAATATGATGGCGGTTAACCGCATCGGGATAGTGCTTTTTGACTGTTCTGTATAACAGTCGTTCGGGAACGGATGAACTTCTGCAATTAGCGCAATGTGGACAGCCTCGTTTATTGGCGTTTCTGTTGCTGCCTTTTGCTCTCCATTCGTGTCCGCAAATCGGGCAGAGCCACCAAATATATTGATTGGTGTTGGCGAATACATCAAACGGCGTTAAATTGCCATTCTTTGTCGGATGCCATTCTTTTGCAAGCTCGGGATTCAGATAGCCAAGCGATGTTTCTCTACATAGCTTCTGCGATGAACAATAAGGGCAATCGCCACCCGTGTGATAAACCTTGTTGCCGGGTAGTGAATCGTAGCTATGTCCGTTAGGGCAAATCCACCACATCTTTTTACGATATGTTGGAGGTATTGTATCGGGGTCGATGGTATTCTTTTCAAAATCCCATTCCTTTTCTATTATTTCGGGGAACTTGGCTTTAAGGCTGTTGAATCCGGGGACTATGACCCGGCCTAAACAAATAGGACATTTCTCCGATTCAAAAGGACGTTTGGAGGGAGCTGTTCTGTTAGAAACCCTCTTTTGATACGAATATCCACACACAGGGCATTTCCACCAAACTTTTAAGTGTGAACCCGCATGGATTTTATCAGGAGTTAATCCCTCGTTGCGTTCATAATCCCATTGTCTTGCTAAATCGGGAAACGCCTCTGAAAGTGTTGCCATTCTTAAAAAGTGCAACCCCAATGGAAGCCGTTACACATTCCAAAGGGGTTGACTGAATAAGTTTATGTCTGCGGTAACGGTCGCACTGCAAAGTTAATCATTATTTTTAGATTATGCAATAAAATCTATAATACAACTTTAGCTTTTGTTGCTCTCTCGCTATATCTCAGACACGGGTAACTACATGGTTACTCATCAAGATACTTTTCCGCAGCCTTGACTATTTTAGAAATGGCGAAAAAGAGTTGCGGCGCGACAACTGCGGTGATTATACCCGAAACAATAAGCGATATGCCTCCAATACCCGTGTTTAGCATGGCAGCGTCGGGCGCACCAACAGAATTATATGCAGATAGACCCGTACAAGCATTGAATATGCCTACAATAAACATGATAAGTCCGATTACAACGGTAATATATCCGAGGGTTTCAAAGAAGCGACCGGGGCAGTTAAAGGCTTTGAAAAATTTTACCATAGCTTTTTTGCTTGCAAAGTTAGCAAATTTCTCGGAAAGAGCCTACTTCTTTATGCTTGACGCTTCACCGCATCGCCCTTTTCTTTTCCTCCGCCATTACCTCGGCCTGCAGTTCCTCCGGCGTGAGGGTTTTCTTCTTCGGTCTTACGTTCAGCCCCATGCCGCGAAGTTTGGCCTCCAGTTCATCATCGCTCTTGGCTGCTGTCAGTGCCGCCTCGGTGCGCTCGCTCGGCTTCTCATAGTCATAGTCGTAATAGCTCTTGTCAAGCAGCATAAACGTGACGTAGTTCTCGGTATCAAGGAACCAATACCTCAGCCACGCCCAAAAGCCGTAATTGCCATAGACCGCCTTTATCTTCTCGTTGTCGGTCGCCTCGGCGAACAGACTGCCTACTTGCTGTCCTCCGCCTTTTTCTTCGTAGCGTCCTCCGCCGCTTGCGCCTCCGCCGCTCTCCATCTTTTCAGCGTCTCTCTTACGCCGTCGCCAATTGGTTTCATAGAGAGCGCGAGTTGATGCTTTGTATTTTCCCAATTGGCTAAAGAAAAACCCACCTCTTCATCGTTGAGGGCGGCATTGTTGATTGAGGCGGTATGTTCCTCGTAGCGGAGCATGAGCTTCCGCCATGTCAGTGCGAAAAGAAACGGGACAAAAAGAGCCTTATTCCCTAACAGATAGTAGGCGGCTGTCTTGGCGTGGAGCGTGTCGAGCTTGCGCTGTATCTTCTTAGCCTTGCGTAGCGGCATGGACTCTTTCTGCTTGCCGGATAGTGCATAGGCTTCAAGTTCAAGCGTATGGATGCGCTCTCTGACTTTCTTGCTCACCTGCCTCACGGTGTAGGTCTTACCCCCGACGGCTATCACCCTCGGAAATCCGTGCTTGATATGCTCCTTTGCCGCTACCATGCGGTCAAGCTCCTCGTCGGTAAGCTCCTGCGGTTTTTCTTTGTCTTCGGTCATAGTAGTGTGTTAAAAGGGGCGGCGGCATTGAAGCTACCGCCCCTCGTTGAATAGATTGTTATGAGTTACGCTCCGGTGGCGAATGAAAGATTGATTTTGTCAATCAGCATCATTGTGCCGAGCTTGCCTTCTACGTTGCAGTCCTGCGCTTTGACAACCGATTTGAGCACAAACAGCTTGTTCTCCATATTCGGCCCTGTAAGGATTCGGGCTTTGGGGAAGAAGATGGCTTTTTTCGCGGTGTCGTTGACAAGCGCGATAGGACGTGTGATAACGGGCATTTCCTCGGTTGTGGCTACTGCCGTCGCATTTGCTCCGAAAGCACTGCCAGTGCCGAGCGACGTTATGTCCGCGCCGTTAAGGAATGTCTTGAACTTGGATGCCGAGAAGTCAGCCATCTCGAAGTCGAAGCCGAATGTTCCTTTGGTCGGGTTGGAAACAATGATGTCACCCTGCTCGTCAAGCTCGTCCTCAAACGACGGGTCTTCGCCGTTCCATGTGGTCGAACCCTGATACACCTGACCTACATCGAAACCGTCAGCGGTGATGCTGCCGACACTGATGTTGGCAGCTGCATAATCTTCCACCTCGTCAAACACGATAAGATAGCTCTGCCCGTTAAATTCGGAGGTCGGGGTTGCTTTTGTAATTCCTGCCATGATTATATGGTTTTAATTGTTATTGATTCTGTAAAAATTCGTCTGTCACGTGCCACTCCACGTTGAGTATCGTAGTGGAGTAGCCCGTAGTGAGATTTGTCGTTGTCGGGGTAATCACGTTGGTGGGGTCGAAAGTGAACACGAATCCCTGCGACACCTTGCGGTGTACGAGCGGAGCGACCTGCGAAACAATCTGCTTCACGAGCTTCTTCTTCGCCCTGCCGTCCGTCTGAGCCTTGCACCATATTGTCAGCATGAGATTGCCTCGGAAAAGTGCAGGGTCTTCCGTGAGCGACTGCGCCCCTCCGTTCCACTCCACGTCGATGAACTCGTCCGCGAGATTCTTGTTGGGGCGTTCTTCGTCGGCGTAGGCGCGTATCGTGTGGCTCTGTGTCGCCGAGGTCCGCACACTCACCTTGCCGTCAAGCAAAGCGGCGAGCGCCACATCCGGATTGAGGTCTGCGATTATGCTCATAACATCGTGGGCGTTGCGGTTACACTTTCGGCTATCGGGCGAAGTCCGGCGAGGATTTCATTGACGGTCGTATTGGCGATACGGTCAAAGAAATTCTGTCCTCTGCCGAGTGGCGAGCCTTTGGCGTTGATGTGATAGGCATACGGCACAGCCGATAATATCACGAACCATACGCCCGAAGCGAAGCGTGTGCTTGCCTCGGAGACGGCTTGCTGCAAAAATGCCGCGCCGTCTATGCCGTAATGATTCACGCCGTCGAATCCACTCTTGCCGAGTTTCCCCGTAGCTCTCTTTGCCGTGGGACGGAAGTAGTTGAGTGAGCCGTCGGCATACACCGCACACCCCGTGGCGTCGTGGAGGTGTCCGAGATAGACGGGTATGTCGTAAGTGCCGCTGTCGAGGGCGGCTACAAGCTCGTCGGCTTTCTTGCGCAGCACAGCCACGAGCTGCGGCTGCAACACGCCTTTGACGTGCATCTTGATTCCGTTCATCAGAGCGGTCAAGTTCTGCCTCTGATAGCCTCTTACGCTTGGATTCGCCATACCTTACTTCTCCACGCTTTGCTTAATCTCAATCTCCGTCACATAGTCGCCCGTCAGGTCAAGTCCGAGGTCGTTTGCGAGTTTTACCACTCCCTCGCGCTTGCGTCCGAGTGCCGTAGTCACCGTGATATTGTCGTTCTCCAACACCATCACGGCTTTCGGCAGATACACCACGTCGTTGTGCGTGATAATCGAGAGGCTTGTCTGTCCTCCCGGCTGAAAGTCGCACACGCCGCTGTATATCTCCTCGCTCACAAGGTTGTCCCACTCGTCCGTCTCCCCCGTGCTTCGGGTGATTACGCACTTGTCGGGGTAGCTCAAATCGCTCATCGCCAACCTCCTTTCGTCCGTAGATTCGTAGCGTCAAACATACCTCCGCTGTCAGTTACTTCTTCATCCACCTCCGCGCCAAGCTCCCTGCGCAACTTGTCGCCAAGCGCGCGGAAAGCCTCGCGGTCTTTGGTGGTAAGAGGATAGCCGCCGATGGAGATCTGTCTGTTGCCGCGTTTCTCACTTTTCGTGCCGCCCGTGATTGCCGCCGACATCGAGTAGTAGAGGGTAGAGAGGGCATAGTTCAAGCCTTTCATGTATTCCTCGTCGCCGATATAGTCCTCCACCTCGTCGGTCAACGCGACCACGCGGAAAGGTTCGGGACGCGCCTCCAACGGCGAGATTGCCGCCACTTCAAGCACGTTCCCCTCTATCTGATTGCCGAGGCCGTGGAAATGCCCCCTAAGCCATTGCTCTACCGTCATACTCTCTCACTCTTTAGGATTTGGTGTAGTAGGTCTTGCCTGACTGTACCGTGGTGTCCTCAGTCAGCACATACTCGCCGCTGCTGTTCTTCTCGTAGTAACCCTGTGTCTTGGGGTTGCCGGTGGGAGAAGTCACTGCGGTGTAGGTGGGCTGCGGCTCGATTTCCTCTACATGGAAATAGTGGAGGTCTCGCGGGCTGGTAGGCATGGCGAGGAATGATACCTCGGAAATCCATTCCTGCGTCTTCTGCCGTCCGTTGTAGAAGTATTCGATGATACCCCAGCCGTTCATAAAGTTGGCGTACACATACTGCTTGTCGGGACGGATTACCTGCACGGGCTGGATGATACCGATGTTTCCGGTAGGACGGATAAGCACCACGCCCTCCTCGAATACATCGAGTTTCTTCTGCTTGTATCGCTTGGTGGTGCCGTCGAGCTTGTCAACGCCTACCACTGCGGTATGCAGCTTAACCTCGTCCGCACCGATGGCGGTCTTGAACCATGCCACTGCGGCTTGGTCGCTCCAATCGAGAATCTTGTTGCGGCCTACCTCCTGCGCCTTTGCCTGCGCTGCGGTGTTCTTGCTCAGACCCTCGATGAGTATGGCAAGCTCCTGATTGGGATTGCCGATCATTTCAAGCACCTTCGGATGCTCCAGCATACGGAAGAATGTGCGGTAGTGCATTTCCACGCGGATATTGGAGAAACCGTTGTACTTATCCATGCGAAGCTCGCGGAGCTTCTTTTTCAGTGTCAGCACGGGGTTGACGGTGCTGACATACTCGATGGAGCCGTCCAGCTTGACGGTGTACCACTTCTCGGTCTTGATGTTGCCCTCAGGCACGCGACTCTCGAACTTCACGCCCACGATACCGTCGGGGTTGTTCTCGCGGGTCACATAGAGTCCGCGTTTGGAGAGCATCTGACCGCACTGATAATTGAGCGAGGCAACGGTACTTTCGGGGAAAGCCCGCATATCCTCCACGGTCTCGGTGATGAGATAGTTGCGGAGTGCCTGGCGCGCTCCGGTCTTGCTGTCCTCCAGGATGGCGGAAAGCACTGCGTCCTGTGCGGCGAGGAGACGTTTCTTGTAGTCGTCCTTGCCGAGCTTCACGGCGTAACGGATGGTTGGAATATTCTCCGACCATGTGGTGAGTTCCGCCTCGCGGCCACGTGCGATAGGCTCGGAGTCCTCGCTGGTATAGGTCGCCATGCCTCGGATATATTTCTTGGCCTCGGCAAAGTCAACCTCGGAGTTGAGCTTGATGGAAGCGTTGGTGAAGCCTTCGGTTTCCAGCTCCATTGTCTCATAGCCTTTCAGAGCAGTGTCGTAGAACGTCTGAAGGCGGGAGGACGAACTGATGTCCAGTGTCTTGGCGATGTCAACGCCAGCGATAAATTCTTCGATATTCATACGTCTTAGTCTTTAATCTGTGGAGTAAATTTGATTCTGCCCTTCAGGGCGGTTTTCTGCGCGTCGGTGATTGTCGCGTCGATGCGGTCAATAAGGAGGTCACCTTCGTCAATCACGTCAAGCGTACAGCAGTCGGGACCCATAACGGTGTCCTTCTCGACAAGCCCGCTGAAACGCAGTGCCATGTTAGCCGACGAGCCTACGGTTGCCGCGCCTCCGAGTTCTGTGCCGGAGGCGGGAGTTCCTGCCGGGATAACCTTGCCCTCAGGCCATGTGTCGCTCTTGGCGAGGACGAGACCGACGGGAATACGGCTCTTGATTTCGTTCCACACGTTGATTGTGGAGACCTTTACAGTGCCGTTCAGTCGTCTGCCGAATGATTCCCCATAATTCTGTGCCATTGTCTTTTCGGATTTTGGATGTTAATAATCGGGTTGATTCTCCGGCAACTATTCTCCCTTGATTCCTAGCGCATTGCGGATTTCAGCGGCAAAAGCCGCGTTCTTCTCCGCCTCACTTGCTCCCGCTCCGCCGTCGCTCTGGAACGGCTTGGTGGTGTCAACGCCTTTCTTGCTTACCGCCTTGTTGAATTTCTCCTTGAACTTACCGGTAAGCTCGTCTGCCGTCCACTTCTTGCCGCCGACCTCGTAAAGCTCCATCACGCGCTCGTAAGCGTCCTCGCACTCTGTCGGATAGCCTTTCGCATAGTCCCATGTCGCTTTCAGCTCGTCAAGAGCGGCGACTGCCGACTTCTGCGACTGCGCAGTTTCAAAAGCGTTCAGTTTCTCCTGCAAGGGATTGATGGCCGCTGCAACTGCCTGCGCCACGATAGCCGCGATGTCCGATGTATCATGCGGTTTCGGTTCGGGATTGGGTTCGGGTGGGTTGTTGCCGTTGAGTTTGGCTTCCAAGTCTGCTTTCTCGCCCTCCAAGCCCTTGATTTTGGCGTTGAGTTCGGTTCGCACCTTGTCGGCTGCGCTCTGTTCCGCTTTGAGCATTGCCTCCGCCGCTTTCACGAAAGATTCAATCTGCTCGTCGCTTGTGATGAAAGTTTCTCCGAACGCGGCTACCCTTTCAAAAGCCGATTCCGCAAGACCGAGGTTCTTGTACCCCTCTTTCAGCGCGTTCAATAGTTTTTGCTTCATTATCAATGAATTATCGTTAAACAAAAAGAGCCCACCGACGCTGTTATACGTCAATCGGCTCTGTGGCTCTAATTCTATTTGTAGCGCGGGACGGACTCGAACCGCCGACCTTTGGGATATGAACCCAACGAGCTACCGCTGCTCTACCGCGCTATGCCTAAAAACCAACAGAGCCAACAAATGCACTCTTGCATTCATCGGCTCTGTGGCTCTGTGGTTAACAATCTTTCTTACCTGTCGAGGCTGTACTTCCGTATGTCTATCGGTATCTCTTTACCGCATTTCTTACAAAACAAATAGACGGTGCCGCGCCCCACCAGATCCTCATACTTGGCAAGCAGTTTCGGCTTGCGACCTAATTCCGCACATCGCGGGCAATATATTCCTGCCTTCATATAATCTTCTTCTGCGTGCAAATATAATATTATTTAGTAGATTACACAAGAAAAACTATAAAATAACTTTAGATTTTATTATCTTTGCACCATAATCAGAGCCGCAGAGCCACTTGACCCCATCGGGTCAGGTGGCTTTCGCGGTTATTAAGCATCTATGGCGTTCAGATTACTCGACAAATCAATAGTGTTTCCGGCACTCTACCCAAAGGTGGAGCGCAAGCTGCCTACGGCCAAAGATAAGGGTTGGACTAAGGTCGGCGGTTTTCTGCTACGCGACAAGGTGGATTATATCCCCCAACCGGGGTTGCAGGAGAATTTCTGCGCTTGCGAATCAAACACCATATACCTATGTGGAGCCGCAACTATGGGAAAAACTTTTTCAATGATATTCAAGGTCTTATATGGCATTGATAAAAAAGGGTTTTCCTCGGCGATGATTTCCAAACGTTTGCAAGATTCCAAAAAAGGAGGCTCAATCTTCCGAGATAACGAGATTGTTCTTGGCGCATTTGCAGGGTGCAATTACAACACAGCCGAAATCCCCGTGTTCTATTGGTCGCAATGGCTATCTCAGCACCGTCTTGCGCACACCAACTTCAACACCGACAACCCTGCCGAGAGAGCACAATTCATAGAGTTGGCGAAAAAGAATCAGAACGGCTTACAGCAATTCGACGAGGCGGATTCAATGTCGGAATTTGAATATGATTACTGGCAGTCGCGCAACCGTGATGATTCGGGTATGATACCTCAATCCACATATTCATTTAATCCACCCGGCCCCGACCACTATCTCACGCGCAATCTTATCAACGGAGGGTACATCGGAGAAGATTGGTATTTCAAACCCGAAATGAACGGTGCGACGCGCTACTATTATAAGGCGGGAACCTCGGTTGACGAATACATTTGGGGCGATACACCCGAAGAAGTAGTGCGAGCCGCCAACATACAAATCTCGCAGAAAGACCGAGATGCAGGACTGACTGAAGCCGATATGGTAAAGTCGTTCACAGCGTTTACCGGAGAGGCTTCCGACAACCGTATGCTTGTCGCATCTACAGGCGGTCAGTCTGTCGCAAACCTTATGCAGACAGGGGCGCAGCAACGAGCCGTACTAAAAGGTGGCTATTTCGGTCCGATAGACAATGAGGAAATCAATGTCAATCGGCAAATGATACAGTCTCTTTGGGACAATTCTACAAACGATGACCTCAATATGTATGCCATGATGGATATTGCGTCGGGCAAAGATGACTCCGCTCCGATGATGATATGGCGCGGCTTGCAGATAATCGATATTGACTATTTCAAAGGCGATCCAAAAGAACTTTCGGGGTGGATTCAGTCGCGCCTCACACGATATAATGTGCCTACAACAAACTTTGCATACGATAGCGGAGGACACGGGTATTGGGTCCAAGCTCTCACAAACGGTATTGGTGTAACAAATAATCGTCGGACAATGCAGGAATACGACGAATATGGAAATCCCACTTCAACGCATACTGAATTTTACAACCTGCGTTCTCAGCTACTTGGAAAACTGGAGGTAATGCTCAAAAGCGGAGAAATATCGTGCATTGTCCCCAAAGATAAGCTCGTGCCTTTCGGCAAAGGCAATCAGTTACGCCGCTTTATTGATGTGCTGACTGACGGCATTGACCTTTTCCGTATCACACAACGCAACGGCAAAATCTACTACAACTCGAAAGACGAGTTCAAGGCGCGGTTCAAGTACTCGCCCGGCGAGCTTGATGATATGCTCATGCGCATGGCCTTTGAACTCGACACCCGCGAGCGGAAGCAGCCCTCCAAAAGAGTACCCGACAACGCCTATTTCAACTTGGTAAACCGACCGCGCATTGCTAACCCGTGGCGCAGATTCCGATAACAACAGATACGAGATATGAAAATTTCAGAGAGACTACAAAAACAATTTTGGCGGCGCAGAATAAACCCCGATGCCGTCGATAAGCATACGCCCGTCGGAGCGCAGTATTATCAGGAACCCGCCATGTCGTTTGACGACGGCTGTTATATGTTGCTTACGCAAGAGGATTTCTGTCGTGAAAACGACCCTTTGGCGCACGACATCAACAGCAAGTATATGAGCATGCGCCCGATATATGAGGTGCGCAAAAAGTTGGATGCCGATGGCAACGCGGTTCTTGACGAAGAAGGAAAACCGATAAACGAATGGTATATAGTTGATTTTGAACCCGTGGAAACGGTACGTTTCGGCTTGCAGATGCGAATAAACACCTCAAAGACGGCGTTTATGGCAGGTGACGGCTTTTGGGTATGCCATGAGGATAAAGACCACGAACTCGGCGAAAAACTCAATTCGTGGAAAGATAGTGCCGGGCTTGACACAGCATGGATGGAGCTGGTGAAATCCTGTTACCTCACGGGCGACGGAGCTATATACCAATACGTTCACAACGGACAGCTTCGGTATGAGGTTTTCAGCTATCTCAAGAACGATATTCTTTTCCCCGATTATGACGAGAACCGCAACCCCGTGCTGACCCGTCTTTATACCTTGCGTGGCAGACGTGCCGTTGATATTTTCACTACGGAACGTGTGCAGACGTGGATTGAAGGCGACAAGTTGAGCGAAAAGGATGTGTCGTGGTTCATGCGCTTTTCAGGTTGGTTTGCAAAAGGGCTTAAATGGGACTCGGCGAAGACGAGCGAGGATGGCTGGCGTTGTCTTGCCGACAATCCGACGCAAACGCCCGTAGGTATTAACCCTTGCACCTATTTCAGAGTGCCCGACATTCCCTCGGGCATAGCCAATCAGGAAATCGGCACACTTGAAAAGGCTTGCTCGTTTGTAGCCGACGGTGTGCGGGCTAACTCGCAAGCTCCGCTTTTTGTCAAGGCGACGGACATAGACAATCTGCCGCGCACAGATTCAACGGGTAAGATTATCGGCGTAAAAGGTGCAGTAGAAGAGCTTAAAGCCGCCGATGCGAAGTTCCTTACACCCCCGAATCTATCAGACATAGCGACCATTGACATAGCCAACAAAGAGAAGTCTATCCGTGAGTCCACCATGAGCGTAGATATTTCTCCTGAGATATTCCGTGCGGCAGATCCATCGTCAGCGGCAATCAAGTTATTATTCACCGATACGATTATTTGGTGCAAGAACGAGTTTGTGCATCTTTATCCCTCGCTTGTCAGCCTTGTAGATGTATTTAAGGCTCTTGTGGCAAAGATTGAGGGCAACGGAAAGATTGCAACTATGCGGACTTCTTGCGGCTCTGACCCGTGGATTCCTCAAAACGACTCCGAAGTTCTGAAACGTGAGATAGACCAAGTGCAGAATCGTATGAAATCGCGAAAGTCCGCAATGTCAGATGCGGGAAACAATCACGTCGAGGACTACGAGCAGATTATGAAAGAATGGAAAGAGGAACTTGACATCAAGGCTCGAATCCCGGCAATCGCAAAAGCGCAGGTTGAAAAGGAATACGGCGAACCTCAGGAAGTAATAGAAGTAGAGGAAGATGATAACGGTGCAAAGCCGAGAATCAACAACGCCGCACAAGGAAAGTCAATAACCGAATAATCAAAGGGCGCAAGGTCAATCCTTGCGCCCTCGTTGTAACACCGCCGTAGTATGCCGTAGCCTCGGCGGTTTGTTGTAGTGTTTTGGATAATCCCTCAATGAAAGGGATTGATTTGTGAAAGCATCTTTCTTACCGCAAGACCGAGTTTAGCCCAATCTTGTTCATATCCGAACTCATAGAAATTGCTCATTCCGATACATTGCTCCTTATAGCCGTCAAAATCAGCGACTACATAGAAACATATCTCATTCCATTCCTTTGGTAGACGTGGGTCGTGAATGCACTTTTTCTGAATTTTGACATTGCAGATGCTATCGCCATAAGCTGCCATGACTTTATCAAGTAACTCAGCAAACCCCGACACTTCTATTGTCGTGGCAAGACTCTCGTCTAATGAACCCCTATGGAAACGGAATAACTTTTTCATGTCGCAAATTTACGATATTATTTCGATAGGCTAAAACGGCAAGCCCCCTCCCATATCATCTTTCGGTGCTTGCGTCTGCTGATAGACGGGCTGCGGTGCTGGCTGCGCTATCGGCTGTGTCGGGGTTGCTTTCCAGCATGAGGCTTGGAGGAAATAACGATTATTCCATCGGCGAGCCTCGAAGTCAAGTTCAAGGTCATACTCAATACCCTGCTGTATATTGAGCTTGTCAATCACATCCCCCATCATCTGAAAGACGATACTTTTGGGGTATTGCCCTGCTTCATATTGAACGACAGCCTCTTTCTTTCTCCAGTTCTTACCCGACTTTGATACGCCACTCGTTTCGGGTAGTACGGCGGTAATGATACCTGTTACTTTCATATTCTTATTTTTTAATCTGTTATTTCAATCCTATAACGCATCATCGCATCATAGACACGCTTTGTTATCTCACCTCGACTATAATAATCGGAAGCGACTTCTTTTATATATCTTTCTTTTTCCTTTTTATAAGCATTAAACGCTTCGATGACTGTGGCAAATGCTCCAATACGAATTTGTTTCCCATTGATGCAAACATACGCATATAATCTGCCACAATGCTCTGTAACGCCAATAGGATACTTACCTCTGTCTCTTTTGCGGTTTAATATTATGTTGTTTATACGGGTAGGCACAAAACAACACGTTTCAGGAGAATATATACGATTGCCCTTTGCAATTATATCCTTGTCAAGCGCGTAACCCTCAATATAGTTTTCATCAAACCATTTTCTGAAATTTGAGAAAGTCAACCATTCGTCACACACCGTGCAGCCCTCGTATGACGGCCATTTCTGACGTTTCCCTACCGAGTAACATCGGCTCAACATACCGTTCCAATATTTATACGCCTCACTGCTTTTAGCATCAAGGCAATCATTTACCCCAACACCATACAAGAGCGATTTTATTTTTTCGGCTCTACATTTAGGGCAACCATGACCTTTTAAGTGATTGTTCGGTGTCTGCCAAAAAACGCCGTGTTCGGGGCATATAATTTTAATTTTTGTTTTTGAATGGGTGTATTCAGCCTCGCTATAATCATATCTATCGCCATGCACTTCGTGCGCTTTGGCAATAAAACTTTCTGTGCTTCTTCGTTGTATATCGTGAGCAGAAACCACGCCACACTTTGGGCAACCACGCCCGCGTAAATGACTTATTGCAGTTTGATGAAACAATCCATGTATCGGGCATATAATATCAACCGGCTCTTTTGATTTATGATATACGGTTTGTGAATAATCGTATTTATCTCCGTGAATTTCTCTTGCACGTCTGATAAATTCCGTAGTGGTAATCTTTTTACTCATAATTGCAGTTGCTGTCTGTTGCGCAGTTGAGAGAGAAAATGAAGCGGAAAGCGCAACTGCTTCGCCTTGTCGATAGCTCATGACTTCTATCTATCCGTTTCATAATGCAAATATACTAATAAATTGTGGATTATCTAATTAAAACGCCAATATAACTTTAGATTTATGAAGGCAATAAGCAAGGGCGCGAATTGCTTCACGCTCTCGCCGACATTCAGAAGCCCCTTGAAACGTATGCAGCCTGCATACAGATGACAAGAGCCTCGTAGGTGTAGGCGTGTACGATGATTGTGCGGTTCACCTCATTCTCGCGGTAATGCGCCCTCGCTGTGTAGGCGCGGTTGCCGTTTGTGCCGACCTTGATTTTCTTGGTAATCGGATAACGGCGCATGAAGTAGCCGATGAAGTGTTCCCTCTGTTCCGCAGGGATTTTGTGCGGGCGCGATTTGCGCGGTTGGATTGTTAATGCTTCCATTTAGTTATGAACGTTTGGCGTTTAGACAGAAAAACGGCTGTCATATCCCGTCGCCAAACGTTCATAACAGTTAGCTCCGCAGAGCAAAAGTTACGTGGATAGACAGCCGTAGCCGTTATGTAAGGGCATAAAAAATGCCCGATATGTAGTCGAGCCTTAACCGAGGCTCTTGCGGAATGGACTAACCATTATGAACGTTGGCACTACAAAATTAGCAATTTATTTTGATACTGCCAAATCAATTCTCAATTTTCCCCTGCAAAATCTGTTCAAGTTTTACATCGTTCTTGCTATCAAGTTCATCTATCACGTCTTGCGGTACGTCAAGTAACTTGCAAGGGTCGTATTTGAAGCCACGCTCCTCAGCATAAGCCCTTGCACGGCAATACTCGCAGTCATCGAATACGCGGTTTTCAAGTTTGAGCGTTTCCACAAAGGCGCGATACCGACATTCTGACTTGCAACGAGCCATAAGCACCCTTACGGGCTTTATCTGCTGTTCCTCGTCCTCCTTAATCAGCTTCAGCTTGACGGCAATATCGGCGATGAGCTTAATCGTTTCGGGGTCTAAGTCCTCGCCCTTTTCCATAAGCGACAGCGCACGGTTCACAAGCGCCTTGAGCGCATTGTCCTTGCGCGAGTCTGTCAGCGCATCATCCGCAGTTACTTTTACCGTTCCCTTTGTCAACGCTCCCAGATGCGCCCTCATAGCCTCCATATAGGCAATATTGTTAGGATGCGAGAAAAACATCCGGCACTCACTTTGTCCTGCCTTGTTCAGTTTCCCGTTCTTGTCAAGCAGATGGCGATTGAACAGCGCATAAGCCGCCGAGTTGGAACAGCCATAGAGGACTATATACGACATCATGTCCTTTTCAGCCTTGGTCTGCTTGAAATCGTCATTGTTAGCCGGACGGTGGAACTGTATCTTTTCTATTTCTGCCATATCACTTAGTAGCTCGGAAAATAATCAACACTTATCGCTTGCTTACAAGTCGGGCAATACACCCATGCTCCCTCTCTTTGGTCGCTGTGAACATCGCCACGCTCATACGCGAACTCACAACCGCATCGGCGGCAAGTCTTTATAATCTCCTTTGTCGGCTTCTTGCCCTCTTTTATTACTCTCATATCTGTTCCTCGATTTCAAACTGCGCCAAATCCCTTAAGGCATAAACCTCAGTCAGAGTAATGCCGTGAACATAGCGCATCATCTTTTTCTTAATCTGATACTCCTTTGGCAAAAGCGATTTCGATATTTTCACATCAACCACCACATACTTGCCGTTATGGTAAAAAGCGAAGTCAGCCTCGTATGTGATAGGCAATAACACCGTCCGCTCACACTCCTTGTCTTTCGTCTTTAAGTGCTTAACATACTTTTCAGTGAGCTTCGGTTGCAGCTCCCACTTCGGGTGTATCTGCAAATCTGAAATACACCCTCTTGACTGCAAATCTTTAAGCCGAAGATAAACATTTCCCTCACGCTTGCTATCAAACGTGTAGCCATCGAAAGTTGCCTTGCTGTTACCGTATTTCGATTTACTTGCTCTCATCTTCGCGAACCTCTAAGATTAACGCATATTCTCTACTGAAACCCTCTCGCCCTATCCCCTCCACAACAGCCCACGCCTCCCAACGCTCTATTAGCTTGGCAATGGTCATCCCCTCGCCATAGACACTGCGAAGCATGAATGTGAACTCCGGCGAGTTGATGCGGAAGCGGCAGATGTTGGTGATTATGCGCTTGTCCTTTCGCCATTCCGTTTCAAAGATTACCTCCGAGCCTATCTGCGCTTTCTGCAACTTTTGGTTACAATAAAGCCCCACGGGGACAATAGCCATTCCGCGAGTGTTCGACTTCGGTGTCGGGTGCTGTATCTTTATCGGTCTGCTCATTGAAGTGTTCTGATTATCGTTATGTTTTTCAATAACGGCTCATTTGTCGCGCCTTTGCCAACTTCATCACCTTGCACAAGATACATCGGTCTGCGTTCTGTTTCAACTAAATGCTTTGTATTTGATATGAAGTTATAGAGGTCAAAGCCAACTTCTTTTAACAGCGGATTTGGCAATACCACTCGCCATTCTCCGTCTATCTCTACTGCATCATAGACAGACACGCCTTTTTCTTCGCCCACCTTAACCTCGCCGCGATATATGCCCGATACTTCATTTTCGGGTATCTCGCCAAAGCGGATATAATGTTTCTTTGCCATACTCAATCCTTATTAGATGTCAATGCCAACCCAACCGCACGGATATACCAAGACCAATGCTGTTCCTTGATAGCAACCTTACGCGCCTTGTAATCGTCAGCGTGTTCGGTCAGATAAGCCACGTGTTTCCTCTGCAAGTCGAAGCATTGGAGCTGCACCATTTCCACGTATTCCTTTGCCTTGATATTGAGCAGCCCTTTCTTAGTCCATCGCACCCGCGTCTTGCCGTCAAACACAGCCCAATCGCAAGCGGGGGGATTGTCTATGAAGTCCTGCACCCCGAGATTGTGCCACTCCTGTGCGATTGGGAGGAAACATGAAAGATAGTTCGCACCGAAGCGTCCCATACGTTGAAAGTATTGATACATGCTCCCGAACATCGAAGTCAGACGCGCCTCTTTCTGCAAGCGCAACTGCCATTCAAGCACGCCGACATTCAGACCGTCCGAAAGGAAGCCGTAAACGCCCACCTCATTGTGAGTGTCAAGGAACTCCCTCGCCGCGCCCTCGTCATTCAGCTCACGCGCCTGCTTAACGCCCAATCGGTAGCACCAATCCAAGAGCGAGATAGTCTTGGTAATTACATCTTTCGTAATGATAGGTTGCGTAGCCATATCAGTAAATCCTTTCCGCCAGCCACCCTTGCAGATAAGCCGACGCTTCAATATCGTTTACATTAATCCACTCCATAATGCGGTCAACAACGTGCCGCGTTTCGTGAGATAATATATTGCGGCGCATTGCTTCACTATTGCAGGGGTAGAGGATGACGAGCAACTTCTTCATTCGCATATTGCGGTATGTATCGCCGCCATTGGTTGCCTCGGTCTTGATAGCGTTGATAACGTCGGCGTAATTCTCACCGTCGATATTAAGCTCTTTCAACACCTTTGAAATAGGTTCATCGTCCTGCTTGCCCTCTATGTCGGCAAACAGCACTGTATAGTCGTAGATAGGTATTTTAATCCGCTTTAGCTTCATTCGCCCTCTTTATCTTCGTTCAGAATAGCCCTCATTTCGGCTTTGTCAGCCTCGCGCTTCGCTTTCAGCTCTTTCTTGCTCATGCCCTGCTCGGAGGCAATATCTTCCATAAACGCCTGCGAAGCCTGCTCCTCGGTATCGGTAACTGCTTTCGCTTTTTCTGCACCCTCGGCTTCTTTGCGCTTCTGCCATTCCACTATCACTTTCTGCACTCCGCTTGTCAGCTCTTGGTCTTGCGTCATAGCCATTGCAGGAATGAATAGAGATACAATGTATCCTTGAAGTTGGTCTATACGCTCTTGCTTTGCGGCGGCAAGGAGATAGCCGTAGGCGTGAGTATTACCACCCAAAATAAGCGACATTATTCCACTTATGGATGTGATTTTTAGATATGTTCTGCGGATGTTGCCTTCTTTATAATAGAAGTCAAACACCCATTCTCCGACCTCGCAGGTCTTATACGGTTTGTTTTTTAACCTTTTCATTTATTTGCTTTAAGTTACCTTTATAAAATAATAGCGGAGGTTCTAACCCTCTTTTAAGTCTGTAATGCAAAGTCGAAACGCCGATACCGAACTGATGCGCCCACTGCGCGGATGTTTTTGTCTGTCCGTTATATGTAATATATACGTTGTTCCTCTTGTTGTTTGACTGCTCTACGGCGGTTGCCCATCTACAATTTTCGGGGCAGTAGTCGCCGTTTACGTCTATACGGTCGATGGATTGCTCTTTTGTCGGTCTCCCCATGTCCGCAAGAAAATTCATCAAGCCATTGCTACCGCGCCAACGGTCACACACCCTTATTCCTCGTTTACCATATAGATAATATGATTCAGTAGTAGGATTGTAGCACCTATCCATCATTCCACGCCATATATGATATATCTTTTCATCGGATAATCCGTGCTTTGCAACAAATTTAGTTTGTTTGCATCCGCACGAACACTCCTTATCGGTTCTCAATGAGCCTGCGTTTCGATTAACCACGTTTCCGCAGTCGCAAACACACTCCCATAAGCCATTCCCATGATACGAGCGCACAATAAGCCGACCAAAACGCTTTCCAACTAAGTCTTTTCTGGGGTCTTTTCTGCGACATCCGCAAGTCCTTGTTTTTCCCGAAGTGACGGCATACCTATCCGATTGAATTATATTGCCACAATCGCACCTAAATTCCCAAATCTGGTTATCCACCTTGCGAACAGCCGTTAAACGCCCAAACTTTTGACCTGTAATATCTTTCACTTTGCGACAACCGCAAGATTTAACAAGTCCACGTTCTACGACGCTGCGCTGAATGATGCGCTCTGTGCCGCAATCACAACGAAACAGCCATATCCCTCTGCCGACGTGCCGAACCGCAGTTAGCATATTGTATCGCTGCCCCGTTATATCTTTGAAATTTGCCATAAATTAAAAGTCACTCCCGACCGAATAGAGCTACCACACATCTAACCAATCGGGAGTGAACTTGAAAATATCGTTCAAGTGGTGGTAGTCACTCGTTTATCTCACTGCAAAGATACAAAATATTTCTCAAAACCTAAAGTTATATTATAGATTTTATTACACAAATCGCAGATTATTCGATGCTTCCCTCCTTGTAGTGGAACGTGAACTTCCACTCGCCAACCTCTTTCACGAGGTAAGGCTTTCTAAATTTCATGCTCATTCTTCTTCGGATATAGTATTTAAGTCTTCAATCTTTGTTTCTGTATCGCCCATTTCGCGGAGAATATTCAGAAATTCCTCACGAGTGTTATTGTAAGGCATAAAGCGTCTGACAACCTCTGAAAAGGGATGAATGTAGTTGTCTATCGTATCTCTTGCCTCACGTTCTGCGGTCTCGCGGTTACGCCCATAGTGGTGCATCTGAACCTCTGTGATATAATCTTCTTCGGTTAGATTGTAGTGCGTAACGGTATCTACAACCGTGCTGAAACGGCAAAGTAATCCGTTTGGCTGTCTTGCTATAAATGCTCCCATAGTCAGTCGTAGTAGTTTTTGATTTTCTTTGACTGGAGAAAAGCGTAAAACTCGCCCTTGTCCTTGATGATTGATACAAGCTCATAGTCGCAGTATTCCCACTTCTCGCATAGGCGGTCATACAGCTCGTCAGCGGATTTTGCTACAATAGCGACTTTCCGCACTCCATACGCCGAAGCGTACCCTTTCTCCACGGCTCGTTTGCCCTGCCGTATTTGCAGGACTATCCGCGCAAACAAAAGCACGGCGATTATTGATAGTAAGATGTCGGTCATAGCTTCTCTATTTATTAAGTTCGTGTTCGACTTCCTCAATCATAATAGTCCTAAAGTTTGCCATATCTACCATTACAGATTCGGGAATCCGAACAGCGAATGTGCTACTCTCACGTTTAACTTCAAGGTTTATCCCATGCTCAAATTCCATACGTTTGCGTATCTTATGGAATAATCCATCGTTACCCGTGCGGCATCCCGAATGGTCAAAAAGGGTTATCCATTCTCCGATTTGTGCATTGAATAATTTTTGAATGTAATCATCTACTTGTCGTGTCGTGCGTCCCGAAGCCCGATATTTAGCTTCATAGCGATCCACCCTCCTTCGCCAATATTCTCCTTTATTCCATGTCGTCATAGTCAGTCTTTCTTCCGTTTATCATATCTTCTCATTCTCGCGCAGTCGCAGTCGGGAGTGCAACAACTTTCGGCGATTCATACATTGCAGTCTTTTGCTTCGGGCAATCTTTACAGATAAAATAATTCCGCATAGTATTACCCTCGACGTAGCCCGCTTTCCACGCATCCATGATGTATTCGTAGAGGTCGGCTCGCGTGAACACGTCCCCGTCATTCTGCATCACGGAGCGCATATAAGCCTCGGCCCGCTTGTCAAACTCGTTCATCTCATTATCCTTTCTGTACGCCTCGCGCTCCTTGCTTTCGGTTACATCCATATAGCCAATATTCCGAAAACAACCGCTCCGATTGTGCCTAACACAAACAGTACAAAGAGTAGAAAGAGTGCCCATTCAAGCCATCCTTTCGACCTGTATTCCTTATTGTCATTTGCCATCCTTGCCAACGGCACCGCCCAAAATAAAGCGAATACAACTATTATCAAGGATGTGACGCACGCTTTTGCCATCATACTCATTCCTCGTCAAGTTTCTTAATCTCGGTGTCAAGAGCTGAAACGATGATTTGCTTGATGTGGTCGGGGAGACAGTCAATAATGACTTCATTTCCACATATCTTCTCCTTGAAATGCGGTCGATAATATTCACGACCATCTGCATGGATAATAATTTTATTTTCCGTGAAATACTCTTTCCACTCTTTCAGCTCGTCATATTTCCGCAGTTTCTCGCGGTTGAAAATAAGGTCTTTAATCTTCATATTTCAAACAAAAGGCTCAAACTTTCGCCCGGCTGTGCGAGAACCGGGGTACTTGTCTGAGCCGTTAAATTTCTTTTCCGAAGCCTCGCACACTTCATAGGTTTTCTTAAAAAGGGGAGGCGGCAAATTCGACTTAAATCCGCCTCCCTGAGAAAGAATCAGCTTTGCTGTAGGAGGCTTACTGGTTCTGTGTTTCTTTCATCTTTGCGGCACGGAGTTGCAGGGCGTGGTTGTAAGCCATCATCGCGCCATACTGAATCTCCAGCAGTCCGACAATATCGGAAGGAAGTGTGAGGAACTTGTCGGACTTCATAAACGCATCGAGTTTGGCGAAGCGTTCAACCAACTCGTCTATCTCCCGATACATTCGGTCGAGCGGTGTGCCTACGCAGTCATAGGTAGCCTCGAAGATGTCGGGCTTGCAGGGGTAGAACTCTCCTTTTACCCCTTTGATGATGTAGTCGCCCACGCTTGCTTTCATAGTGCCTTCAAGCGTTTCGATGGGAATATAGGGATTGTCCTTATCCTCATAGTTCACACGGAGGTCAGAGCCGACAAATTCGGCAATCTCACAGATTCTTTCGGGCGTGTCGATGAACTGCACAGCCTCGATTTCTACGGATTTCTTGATGTATTTCATATCTGCAAATATAATATATCATTGTGGATTGTGCAAGTAATTCTATAATTCGACTTTATATTTTCGCAGGCAAAAGCCATAGCCGACCTGTAATCTCTGCTTGAAGCACCCTTTCTGAGCCAGCATAGCCGACAATTCGGGACGGGCATGCTGTTTGCTCCCCTCGGCCTCGGCAAAAGCCTTGTATTCGTCGTACAGTTCAGCAAGACTGCGCCAGCAATCCTTGTCGTACTCCTTGACCGCCTCATACTCGTTCTCAGCCCACCATCGGCGCATATTGTTGCTGCCTGCCATGATTATCTCCTGCGACTTCTTCATGTCCTCGCCCATCACAATATCGCCCTTGTTCTTGGCGAAGATGCGGTAGCCCTCCACAATCCAATGGAAGATATACATAAGGGCTTCGGGTCGCGTCAGCTTGTAGGTAAGGCTCGTGTCCCTGTCCTCTCCCGTAAACGCCCGTGTGGTCGTATGCACAACCAAGCGTCTGCGCTGACCTCCGTAGCTGTCATCGTCAGTCTCCGGCATGGTGTTGGCACAGCACAGCAGAGGCGGTGCAATCACCTTTACGGGCTTCTTGTCGTAAGGCACACGTCCCTGAAACTCCCCTCCGCTCGCAAACCGCTTGAAGTCGCCGCCCGACAGCTCTTTGCCGTCCATATCGTCTATGAAGTTGGCGACTTTGTTGGCGAGAGCCGCGATATTCACGTTACGGTCGCTGTCCTTGAACAACTGACGGAACGAAAAGCACGAGAAATACTCCTTGCCGAACACCGAGGCTATCACATTCGACACAACGGATTTACCATTAGAGCCGGGTCCCAAGAGGAATAGGCAGTATTCCATCTTAAACGCCTGACGGTCAGAAATTAAAGAGCCGCACCACTGCTGAAACACGCTCCGAGCGTCCTTATTCGGGATAATCTCGGCGATTTTCTCGTCCCACAGCTTGCAGGGGTTCCCGAAAGTACCGTACTTCTCCGCACATTCCCGATACAGTTCCTCCTTGTCCTTATATTCCAAGTCAAGCACGATAGCCGGACATTGCTCCACGCTCGGTTTCACAGCCTTGCGCTTCTCCACGTCATACACGAGGTTTCTGAACGCCACATAACGCCGGTTCGGGCGATACAGGTACTTGTCGCTGCTCGAAATCGTGTCAAGGCAGCTCATGGCGATAGCCTTTGCAGGGTACTCGTCATTGTATTTCTCGCCCAAATCAAGCTCTATGAACGCCCGTTTGAGCAATTCCTTCAGGAATATCTCTCTGTCCTCCACTCGCACGAAACAAACGCCGTTAAACGCATATATCGCACTCTTGCTCCCGTCCGAGAGAAAGCGTTTCATCTTGTCTTCGCAAATCAGACGGCGCACCACGGTACGGAGACGGTCAACGCGGTACTGCATCACCTGCTTGTCCCATTTTCCTTTCCAGCCTTTCAGTTTGCCGCCCTCTCGCGTTTCTTCGCCGTCCGAGCGTTTACCGTACAACCGCTTATACTCAGCCTCCATCGCAGGGCAAAGCCACGAAAGCAGGTAGGTGTACGTCGATTCATTTACCATTGCCATATCATACCTCATTGATAAACCCTTTCAACGACTCACGCAACTCTTTGAGCCACTTGTTTCGGCTATTTGTGCGCTCTATCTCATCATGCCATCTTTTTTCGTAAAAGTCCAATTCCTCTTTTAGATACTCGCCGCTTCGATTACGGGCGATATATTCCTCTCTGTCGGATATTATGGGTTGATACTCGCTACAATCAAAGTCTATGCTGTCATGGAGTTGGCCTATCATAAACTTCTTCAACCCCTCGTGTTCGGGTGTCGGAGGTTGCCATTTAAGCACCTTTGACAGCATGGCATTATAGCGTCTGCGCTTGATGTCCTTATCCGCAGAAGCGGCGGCAAAGCGTTCCATTTCGAGAGCTACATACTCATTGTATTGTTTCTCCAAATCCTCGTCTGAGGGAGGGTTTGCAATGAAATTCTCGTATGCGGCTTTCGCTTTCTCATACTCTTTCTTGTAGTAGTCGCTTGGCTCAAATTTTTCGGGAATAGGAGCGTCAAGCGGTTCATCACGCATCATTATAAACGCACCGAAGTTTCGGGCGCAACGCATGGCAAATTCGGGAAATGTGAAATTCTCGTTATCTGCCACTATACTTGTATACCCTGTCGGCATATTGTTATATTTTAGTGTTTTTATTCCTCCTCCTTGAAAAAGTCCGCGCCGAAGATGGATTCAAGCACTTTCACGACCGCTTTATCCGCGCAGTTGCACTCCCAATAGCCATCACGCGCAAGTTTATGACAAGTTCTCACCCTCTCTTTCTCCTCGGTGGTTAGACGCGAGCTTAACGGTTGGGCTAAAAACTCATTGGCAAAATCGCTACATACGCACATTAAATCTCGCTCAGTGTTTATCGGCGCCTTATGAAACTGCCTGATGGCAAAACTGTACACCAATTCTTCTATTGTCATGCTCATAGTTCTTCAATTTGCTTTTTGATTTTAGCTATCTCTTCGTCAATCTCCTCACGAATCATCTTGTCGTGTCGGTCAAGAATATCAGAGATACTACGCATTGTGTATTCGCTCACCGTTTCCCATTTGGTAGTTCCGGTCATGGGGTCATATCTCTTCGCATACCAAAGACGATGCTTCTCGGTTTCTTCAATCTCTTTCTTAACTTCATTCAATGCTTCAAGCCTTTTGTGAAGTCGAATAGCGGTTTGGAATTGTTCTTGTGTCATATCTTCTCAAATTTCAGCCCGAAAGCCCAGCGGAGCATAAGCCGTTTGAATCGGGAGATGGGTTTGTAGACTGCGAGCGAGTAGCCCGTGGGTTCGTGTATCAATTTGCCGATGGGCGATTCAAGTGTAATCGAAACAGTTCCGTCCTCATGATTAAATGACACACCGACGATTCTGCTTTTTGGTGCCTCTGTAAAGCTCTTTGGCTCTTTGGTAAACGAGCCATCGGAATTGCGGTAGCCATACTCGCCGGTCACGTTATTCACCGTCCAACCGGTCAGGACAGTGCCGCAGTTACTGCAACATTTCTTCAATGGAGTGTTACTTGCTCCGCATTTAGGGCAATCCATATTACTCTCCTTTCTTTATCAGTTCCACAGCACGAGCTATACCTGCTGACAAAGCCTGCTCATAGGTCTTGTAGCCATCGCCAAGGTTGCTGTCGATGTTATCACATACGTTTCGATCATAAATGCCCCATTCGTACCCGGCATTGTCATCGGCAAGGAGCGCATAGGCTTCAATGCCTTTGTTTCGCAGCCACTTCTGGGCGTGCCATAAAGGAACGGCGGTACAGCACCCATCAGCTATCTCGTCAAGAAAGCGATTATTGGCTGTTTCGGACGCAAGCGCATTGTCCTTTACAATACGCAGAGCCTTATTTGGCGTATAGTAGTGGTCGCACGGCTCGTCGAAGCCGCACGCTTTGAGAGCGTTTGAAAGCTCGTATGAGCAGTAATCTTCATTCATAGCCATACTATTATTTGTTCTGCTAACTCAATGGGAAATCTATCTCCATTGAAAATTATATATCTGAAATTGCACTTTGGCAACGGCAGACACTTAATTGTTGCTTCCATTGTCTTTCTTCTCTTTGGGTTGGTAGTCGGGGCAATTAGGCTTTTGGTAGCCATAGCGCACACTGAAAAGCGTATTTATACACACGGTGCTATTATGTGCCATACACCTCCCGTCTTTATAGTGCTTGCACTCGCTCGGGGTCTGATTATTTCCCATCTTTCTCGGTTTTAGGGATGAAATAAGGATGTGATGGCAATGAGAAACATTGACTGCTGTTAGGACAACCCATTGTTCCCCAATTCTTACAATCGGGACATGAATTGCTCTCCCACGGCTGTTCATCTACAAATCGCGGATGGTGGTATCTTGTCACCATGCGCTTGATGTGGTCTCTTGCCACGATTGCGAGGTTATCAACCTCGGCAAACATTATATCCACTCTGGTCTCGGCAGGAAGCGGTTCTTTAGGCTGATTGCCTATTTCATGGTCGCTCACAAAACTATCGTCGATATGAACGGTATAGAAGTATGATTTGGCACGGAGTATGCGCCATATTGCTTTCAGCTTATCTTTCATTCCTCTTTTGATTTAGGGGTGAATTTATGGCAGATGCCACACATACACCAGTTGTATATCCTGCATCGCGTATTGCCGTTGATTCCCTCTTCGCAATACTTACATTCTCTTGGGTCAGTCGGGGTCTTCATCATATATTCTGAACTTTTCTTTGAGTTTATCGGCAGGAAACACTCTGTAACATAGCCATTCAAACAGCTTCCCGCTCAATTCGCCTATCAAGCCGAGTATCAAGATAGGAGATAGGATGATTAGCCATACCCAGCCTATTGCAAAGCACACGGCTCTGCGGTGTTTCTTTTTCATTTTCGTAAATTTATGCGAGATACATATATCCAGGTCTGATTGCCGAGGCTTCTTCCGCTGTATGGCAAAAGACACTCTCTATGGAGATGCGGCCATAACATTCAACCCTACATCTTACGGTACAATAAGAATTCCCATCGTTTGTTATGTGTCGTATAGGAGCTTCAAGAACTTCCAATACATAATGTTCAAGTAGGTTCATTTCCTTTTCCTCCTTATTTTGTCAAACTTGGCGCAGACGGAAGCGGCATCCAGAAATCAACATCCCTTACTGGGTATGAGTCATTGCCAATCCAATAACTGTCGTCCCAAAATGCTATCTCAATCTGTCCGTAGTCAGTATAGACTAAATAGTCTCCGTTTTCTTTGGGCTTTTCCTCTCCCATGCTTCGCCAAAGACCGAAGTTATCATGTATCGCTTTCATCCTCAGTCAAGTTTAACGTGGTTGTCAATTACTCGTTTAATCTCTCTCCGGAACCTCAGCATCGCAAGTCTGAGCCTCACAAAGTCGGCTGTAAGCGACTTAGGGTCCAATCGGCACACTACACGCTCTTGCTCAGTTACGATTGGTTGAGGCTTCATTCTTCATCTCCTTTCAGCATTTCGTATTCCTCCTCGCTCAAATCCTTAAGGCAAAGGATTGTCGGCAAGGTGTCGAAGTTGTTTATCTCCTGGAGTTCTTGTGATATGCCGGTTAAATCAGTATTATTAACCGACATCAAGCAATGTCCGTAAGTCGTAACATTCCCATTGCAAGCAATATAGCTGATGAAATAATACTTAATCATGGTTTTATCCTCCTTTCTTTTTGTCATACGAATATCCGCTGTAAGTGTCTATGAACGAATAATCACCTTGCTGTTCATTGAAGTGCTTGATTGTCTCGTCAAGGCAGTATTCAAGACACTCACCTAATGTCGGATGCGTCAATTCTTCGCCGTCATTGCCGTATATCGAAGCACTGACACTCCACAGTTCATAGGTCTCTTCTTCGTTATAATGATAGTATGCGAGCAATACGCCCTCGTCATAGATATTCAAATCAAGTTTGAATTGCGCCAACTCGTCATCATCATAGTAAAGTTCCGGCTCAAAATCTCCGGCTTGTTCATGGTTCACAAGAACGACTTTCGGGATGGCGTTCAGTTTCTCAATCGTTGTCATGGCTACCTCCTTTCTCCCGGCACGGGCAGTCGGGGTCGTGGGTGATGCCACCTTTCTGCGAGCCTTTGTAGATGATGTAACTATGGCCGTCATATTCAGCTTTCATAATAGCGTCATCGAAGTCGTTAAGGCGATTCTGGTTTGTGTCCACTTCGCCTATTCTTCCGCACCCCGTCAGCGTCAGGGCAAGCAGGGCGAGGAGGATAAGGGTTGGTTTCTTCATTGTCCTTTCTCGTTTATTCCGTTCAACTTATAGCCGTTAGCGGTTAATCTCTCTACCATCTGCACGGCGGATTCTATTGGGTCTGCGACTTCTACGAACAGCAGCGTGGCATCATACTCCAAATTGTAATATGACAGCTCCCACATTGGCGTATTGTCTGCACTTCGCCGACGTTGCAGGAATAGAGAATAATCTATCTCGTTGTCTGATATATCACACGGCAAGATGTTGGAGAGCAACGCACTGAGGCTCCACACAAGCGTTTCTTTCGTCTCGTCAACCGGAAAATCTTGCGTTCTATTCAGAAGATTCCCCAATCGAGTTTCAATCATATCCGCCGTGTCAGCCGAAACTCCGCAGCGGAGAAGTCGCTGGCTCTGTAAGCCGTCTGTCGCTATCATATTCATTCTCATTTTACAAGTTCAAAATCATACACAAACACATAGGGGTTGGAAAGCCACGTGCCGTTGCCGGAAATGTGGTCTATTAAGACGGCGTAGGCTCCACGGGGAGTTCTGGAACAGAAAATATCTTCGCGTTTGAAATCGCTAAACCCAAACCTTTTCTCATTAGGGGTGCTGTAATCTCTTATCCCCTCCCTGAAGCAATCCTCGTCCGATATGTCCTGCAACCGCTCCATGCGCACGTTGGTAATGCGGATACGGTGGGGCATGATGTCGGCGCGGACAAACATCTTATTCTTATAGCCCGGCTCTTTCGCTAAATGCGGTTTTGTGGTTACTTCAAGCCCAGTGGTTTTGATGCATTCCTCCGTGCAATCCTTATAGCTTTGCGCTATGGCAACGACTTCGCCAACCTTGAAGCAATATTTGGACTTACGAACATCGTGCCAATCGCCATACATATCCTCTATCCATATTTTACGCGCATCATCGTCAATGTCATGTTCGGATTGGAATATGCGTTTAGGAACAATCCGTCTCGTCTGCGTCTTTCGACCGCTCAACACGGCTTCTGTAAGTCCGTAGCGGTCATTGAACATTATCTTTTTCATCGCTTGTCGCTTATTAGGGAGGGGTTGTCAAAACGGTTGCCGATAATTTTCAGATTGCAGTTGTCATAACCGTATTCGTGTCCGAAGATTTGCAAAGGGGAAAGAGAGCATCCATCTTCTTCGATTTGCTTGCTTATAGGGTATTCGGCTTTATAAATATTCAGTACCCATTGGAGCGCGTCATTGTCAAATTCCACCACACCGTAGCAGATGCAGTCGTTGTCGGGGTCAACCCCTCCGTTATAACCGAGGCGGTCATACTTGTAGTCAGCCTCCAAAACATCGCCCTCAAACACTTCCTTGCCGTGTTCATCGGTAACGCCAACGAATTGCCCTACGCTGTCAGTCTCAACGGGTACTCCGTCAATGCCATAACTGCCGTCTCTATATTGTGAAAGATTGCCGTACAGCCATTCCTTGCGGTATCGGTTCTTGCCGCGAAACTTGATTTTTCTTTCCATATCTCTTGTTTTTGTGGTGGGCTATTTCTCCTTGCTCTCGCCGCGCAGGAGGGTGATGGGGGAGGTGCTCATATCAAATCGTCTAACAAGATTTTGAGGCTCGCCTTCATGGATTCTATCTCGTCAATGGCAACATCCCTCTGTTCCTTTGCGTCCGACACCATCATGTCTGCCATTTCAAGCAGTATGGCATCCTTATGGGCGTTCAGATACTTCAAGAGATACATCTTCCATAAGTTCATGTCGAAACTCGCAATGTCGGAATAGACGGAGCTATCTCCGAAAGACCCCGTGAACGACTTATAGCATAGTCTGAGGACAAGCGACTGACATGGGTCTTCATTTACATAGAAGCCGTCCTCATGCTTATCGCGTCTGTCGCTTCTATCACGAATCGCTTTCTTAATTTCGGGAAGGGTCTCTGACACGAACTTTCTCAGACCTTTGCCGTTTCTCGCAAGGTTGAGTATTTTCTCTGTCTTTTCAAGTCTGTTTTCTTTCATATTCGGCTCTTTTGGCTCTTGGTTCATGCCGCAAAGTTAAAGCTATATTGTGGATTATCCAAATAAACCTATAATGTGACTTTAGGTTTTGAGGGGCCGAAATAGACGTGATTTTGCCCCCTATTTTGAGCAAAATCGGCTGAATCTCCTACACAACTTCATGCCCTTTTTTCTTCTTTCTCTTTCTCCCTCAATAATTTATGTGTGTAGCCCTATGATGTAGTGTACCTATTTTCTATTTAACTTTTTTCTCTTTCTCCCTTATTATATATTTTTTATGGAAATATTTTCTTTCAAACTACTACACAACTACATTTTAAGAGATAAATATATAATAACCAATAATTTACTCATGTAGCTGCAAGTTCGCCCGCTGCATTGAGGTGCATGAATGTTAAAAATATATAAAAGTTTGATTTGGGGGTTTGATGGGGAATTTTCAGAAAA